ATTCTATGGTTGTTATTCAAGTATTTAGGGCGGTGTTGTGATGCTTAAATTGTGGCGTATATGGGCGAAAGCACTGGGCGATAAGTCTGGTGCTTCAGACCGCGAGGCTGATTACATTGCGCTTGTGCGTAGTGTAATCGTAGGGTTGAACTTTGTAACCTGTCTGTTCATTATTGCGGGCGTGGTGCATAACTGGTAACGAGGAGAATTTATGGCTAGTTTTATACAAGGGGTTGTATTGGGCGTATTCTTTATGGTAGGATATAAAATACTAATTGACTATATAGGACTTTAATTATGAGTAAAGACTACAGAGAACAGGCACAGCTAGAAGATATAGCTGACAGGGCGTACAATATGTACCAATACTTCAAAGAGTTATCAAGCTACGAGCGCGGAGAATATGATTGTATTCATGGCTACCCCGCTATGGAAGCTGAGGATAATGATTATTATGACGGGTACGCTAAGGCTTACGAATATTTACAGATGATGGGAGCAGACAAATGAACAGAGAATATTGCAGGGTAGACGATTGCCCTAGTTATGATTACAGTGACTATGAAGATAGCACAGGATACTACACACCATACGACAGCAGAGAGGTAGACTATGACCCTATAGAACAGCCAGAGATGTATAAACGCATAAAGGAAGTTAAAACTAGACTAGGAGTTAAAGAAGATGATTAACACAGTTATATTCAATAGATTATTTACCGTAGAGATTCGTAATGGTGTAGGGATAGACTTAGAGTTTGTAGACAGTCGACCTGTATGGACTTACAACAGCGAGACAGAGGAACACAGTACGATGCCCTTTGAGGGAGTAGTGTTGATGCTACCATTCATTGTTATAACCTACGGCAGACCATACAAGGAGACAGAATTGTGAGTAGATGTAAAGCCTGTGATGTCATACTGACTGAGGCAGAGTTACGCAAACGAGACAGAGTGACAGACGAGTATTTAGACTTATGTTCAGTTTGTCATTCTGCATCTGACGAGGCTATAGAGGAGAACTGGTCTATAGCTGAAGAAACAGCTAATATAATTAGGAGTAATAACTAACTGAACCTGTTTCGGGTTATAGGAGTCTATGGGTACTGGGGGACGTTTCTTTAGTATTACTACATTACCAGTACCTAATTCAAATTAACCATATAGGAGTTGCAATCGGCAAATAAACATGATATAATATTCATAGGTTCTTTAGTTAATAACCTTTAAAGTTAAATTCTAAAGTATCCTTAAGTAATCTTTAATTAATTATATGAAGGTAAATTACTATGGCAGTATTAGAAGGAAGTGTAGCGTTCGCAAACCTTGACGAACACGAAGAATATCAGGGTCAATCAACTGGGAAGTATTCCCTTGTTTTGTCGCTAGAACCTGCTGATGCAGATAAACTAGCCAATCAGGGTGTCAAACTACGCGAGTACGAAGGAACGTCTCAACGTAAGTTCAGCACTAAGTATGAAGTACCAATGTTTGATGCAGAGGGTAACGACTTTAGTGGTCGCCTAACGCGAGGTTCTAAGGTACGAGTACAGTACGCTGAGGGTAAACCCCACCCAGTACATGGAACGTCAACCTACCTGTCTAAGGTAAAGGTATTAGAGTTAGCAGAACCATCAGATGGTGGCGGTGACTTCTAATGTCAAATGACTCTCACTTTGTTAGACATGAGCCATGCCCATCGTGTGGCTCAAAGAATAACTTAGCGAGGTACTCCGATGGTCATGCCGTCTGTTTTTCAGGCGGTTGTGACCACTACGAGAGAGCAACTGGCGAAGTTATAGAGAGTAAACCAAAGGCAAATAGGAAACTAGAAATGACAGGTGTTATAGCATCAATCCCAGACAGACGTATCACAGAGGCAACTTGTAAGAAGTTTGGTGTCACTGTTGAGTACGATACGGCAGGGAAGATAAGCAAGCACCACTACCCTTACTTTGACAAGGACACAGGCGCACAGACAGGGACTAAGTCACGCATTGTAGATAACAAAGCATTCTACGCAAGCGGTACGTTTGATAACGTAGGTCTGTTTGGTCAGCAAGCATTCAAGGGCGGTGGTAAATACATAACAGTAGTAGAGGGAGAAGCTGACGCACTGGCGGTGTCAGAGATGTTTGACGGTAAGTGGGCAGTTGTGTCAATACGGTCAGGCGCATCAGGAGCAGTCAAGGACATCAAGCAGAACTTGGAGTGGCTTGAATCCTTTGAGAATGTAGTAATATGTTTTGATAGTGATACAGCGGGTCAGGAAGCATCTCGCGCGGTGTTAGATTTATTTACACCCAACAAAGCGAAGAACGTAAAGTTACCTGTCAAGGACGCAGGTGAAATGCTGAAGGAACGTAATGTACAGGGATTCATCAGGGAGTGGTGGAACGCTAAGACGTATCAACCAGACGGTATCATCGCAGGACTTGATACTTGGGAATCAATCGTAGCACAGGAAGATGTACAGTCCATACCATATCCGTGGTCTTGCTTGAATGATATGACGTATGGGTTCAGGGAGCGTGAACTTGTAACAATAACCAGTGGTTCTGGTATGGGTAAGTCACAGATTGTCAGAGAGTTGGAGCACTACTTACTAGGTGCGACTAACGACAACATTGGCATACTTGCACTAGAGGAAGACATACCTAAAACTGCTCTAGGGATTATGAGCATTGAGGCAAACCAGACTCTACATCTGAGCCGAGAGTTTAGCAGGGAAGATAAAAAGGTATTCTGGGACAGGACATTAGGTACAGGTCGTATCTTTATGTTTGACCATTGGGGTTCAACCAATGAGGATAACCTACTAAGTCGCATTAGGTATATGGCGAAAGGTCTTGATTGTAAATGGATTATTCTTGACCACTTGAGTATCGTTGTGTCAGACCAAGAGACTGGTGATGAACGTAAAGCCATCGACAGTATTATGACCAAGCTACGACAGTTGGTACAGGAGACAGGCGTTGGGTTGTTCTTAGTGTCACACTTACGCAGACCATCAGGGAAGGCACATGAGGACGGTGGACAGATTAGCTTGGCAGAGTTACGTGGTTCAGCGGCAATCGCACAGCTATCCGACATGGTGATTGGTTTGGAACGTGACCAACAGAATCCAGATGCACAGGTACGGAACACCACTACTGTCAGGGTACTCAAGAACCGATATGCAGGACTTACAGGAGCGGCTTGTTACTTATACTATGATAAGGACACAGGTCGCATGATTGAAACTACTTGTCCAGTTAATGACGATAAGCAGGAGTTTTAAGTGAAGCAAGTTGTATTTGATATAGAAGCCAACGGACTGAAGCCTACTAAGGTTTGGGTAATCGTGGCTTGCGACCTAGCTAACCGCGAGACTATTGTATTCTCAGGTGATACGTTGCAGGACTTCAATGCCTATATCAAAGATGCCGAGGTAATCGGACATAACATTATTGGTTACGACATACCAGTATTGGAACGTCTACTTGGCACGGACTTCAGCAGTTGTAAAGTAACTGACACATTGGTGTTGTCAAGACTCACTGAACCATCACGGGAAGGTGGTCATTCATTAGATAACTGGGGACAGCGTTTAGGTTTCCCTAAAGGAGAACACAATGATTGGGATACATTTTCGCAGGATATGGTGGACTACTGTAAGCAAGATGTACTGGTTAATGTCAAAGTGTACGATGCACTACAAGCCCCACTTTCTGGCTTTGGAAGCGAAAGCATTAGCCTTGAGCATAGAGTACAAAGCATTATTACAAAGCAAACGGAGAACGGTTGGTTACTAGACCAAGAACACGCTTTTGTTTTACTTGCTCAACTTAAGGAAAAGAAGTACGACCTTGAAGATAAGGTACATGAAACATTCAAGCCGTTGCCTACATTCGTCAAGGAGATAACACCCAAGTACAAGAAGGACGGTACGATGTCCGTTGTTGGTCTTAAGTTTCTAGGGGATTGTTGGCAGGACTATGTAGCACCATTTAGTCGTGTTGATTACCCAGAGTTTAACTTAGGCTCACGACAGCAGATAGGTAGATACTTACAATACTTCGGTTGGAAGCCCAAGAAGTTTACAGAGAAGGGTCAAGCCATTGTTGATGAAGCTATCTTATCTAAAGTAACTAACATACCTGAAGCATCTATGATTGCTGAATACCTAATGGTTCAGAAGCGTATTGCACAGGTACAGTCATGGTTAGACGCTGTTGAGGACGATGGTAGGGTACATGGATATGTAAACGCTAACGGTGCAGTAACGGGACGTATGACACACTCTAGTCCCAACGTAGCACAAGTGCCTAGTTCAGGCGCACCATACGGAGCAGATTGTAGAGCCTGTTGGACTTCACCCAAAGGCTACAAGATTGTCGGTATGGACGCATCAGGACTTGAGTTACGAATGCTTGCACACTACATGAACGATGAGGCATATACAAATGAAATACTCACTGGAGACATTCATACAGCAAACCAACTTGCTAGTGGTGTTGACACACGAAGTCAAGCAAAGACTTTCATCTATGCGTTCCTCTATGGAGCAGGAGATGCAAAAATCGGAAGTATCGTTGGAGGAACTGCTAGAGATGGTAAGCGACTTAAGGAGAAGTTCCTGTCAAACACGCCATCTCTTAGAGCATTACGAGAAAGAGTTAGCGTGGCATCTGGAAGAGGTTATGTTCTCGGACTGGATAGGAGACGAGTCTATGTACGTTCAGAACACTCGGCATTAAACACGTTGTTACAATCGGCAGGTGCTATCGTTATGAAGAAGGCGTTATGTTTGCTAGACGAATACGCTAGTACTTGGAACTTAGACTACAAATTTATAGGAAATATACATGATGAAATTCAAACAGAAGTTAGAGAAGACCAAGCAGATGCTTTTGGGCGTTTGGCGGTTTCTTGTATTGAAGCCTCTGGCATTTATTACAAACTTAATTGTCCCCTCGCAGGAGAGTACCAAGTCGGAGACAACTGGTCAGAAACTCACTGATTTACCGCCTAATCCAATGGGTGATAATCTGAGAAAGCCAGAGAGATATAAGTTTGAGAATGGCGAGTGGTGGTACTACTACCCTAAAGATGGTACAAGCATTGAGACAGGTAAACACATCAAGGAACGAGCAAGCACATTAAGACGTAAACTTGATAAGACAAAAGCAAAGCGTTTAAAGAGGGTTGCATAATGAAACCATGTAAAGCAGATAGGAAGAAGTTTGACCTTGACTTACAGTACGGAGAAGTCAGAGAGGAACGGGTTGCTGAGATGCTACAGGACAAGAAGATAGAAGTTAAGTCCGAGAAGGATTTATGGCAAAAGACTGGTAACATCTGCATTGAGTATGAGTCTTGGGGCAAGCCATCAGGCATTGAAGCAACTGAATCAGACTACTGGTTTCACAACCTTTGCATTGGTGATGATGAATATTGTACACTAGTATTCAAGACACCAGTACTCAAGAAGATTGTGAACAAGCTAGACAAGTTCAGAACTGTGTCAGGGGGCGACCATAACGCAAGCCGTATGTACTTGGTCAACTTACAAAAGCTATTCTCAAGCGATGTCATTAAGGCATTCAAGGATATAGAAGATGAGTAAAACAATACACACATTGGTAGATGATATATACCGATTGATGGAGACTAAAGAGGCAGATGAATCCGTAGACGTAGAAGCGGAGATTGATAAGTTTGGTGAAGCCGTCAAAGACCTTATGCGTACAGAGTTCGCTAGGGACAGAAAGAGAGACGGTAGGACTTTGCGCCTGTCAAACATCGGTAGGGACGATAGATACCTGTGGAACGTAGCTAACGGTACTGAGGTAGGCGATAAGATTAAACCTCACACCTACGTTAAGTTCATGTACGGACATTTGATTGAGGAGATGTTGTTATTCCTTACCCGTATGTCTGGACACACAGTGACTAATGAACAGAAGGTATGTGAAGTACAGGGCATCAAGGGACACATGGACTGTAGTATTGACGATGTTGTCATTGACGTTAAGTCAGCCAGTGCCTACGCATTCAAGAAGTTTAAGGAAGGTACACTGGCTATGGACGATGCCTTTGGTTACGTTGACCAGATTAAAGCCTACGCCCATGCCTGTGGTAAGCGTGAGTTCGGTTGGTTAGCTATGGACAAAGCCAATGGACATCTAACGGTACTTAAGTACGACCTAGATGATACCCAAGCACCAATACATAAAGAGATAGACGGGGACATTGAGGAGCGTATAATACACGTTAAGGAGATGGTCAAAGGCGATGAACCAGAAGGCTACTGTCAAGACCCAGTACCTGAAGGTAAGTCTGGTAACATGAAGTTAGCAACCAAGTGTTCCTACTGTCAGTACAAGAAGCACTGCTATCCAAACCTAAGAGCGTTCTCTTACTATGGTGGTCCGAAGTTCTTTAGCCACATTGAAGTAGAACCTAAAGTACAGGAGATTACCATTGAGTAAGAAGAGCGGAAAGTTTAGGTCAGCGTTAGAGAAGGAGTTTTCTAAGGAGGTTAAACGTAAAGGTTTTAAGTATGAACCTTACGGTATACCTTACACAGTACACAGGACTTATATGCCAGACTTTGTACACGAAGAAAAGAAAGTTATGGTGGAGGTAAAAGGTTTCTTTCGTGTAGGAGACACCTTGAAATATAAGTCAATTCGTGATACAATATTAGAAGATGGTTGGGAATTGATATTCTTACTGTCCAATGAACATAAGAAGGTACGTAAGGGCGGTAAGATTACAATGGGACAGTGGTGTGATAAGGAGGGTTTGAAGCACTACACACTCAGCACCGCACAGGAACTTGTCAAATACGTTGAAGGAAAAGAATGATGTCACATACATTGGAGGAACTCAAGGAAGCAGTAGCAAGAGACTACGATGCAGTGTTGGTAGTTGAGGCTTTGGACATCTCAGTTGAGGACTTGCTAGAGGCTTTTGAAGATAGATTAATTAGAAACAGAGATATGTTTACGGAGGATGACTATGAGCATTGATGACGCAACCCCTGCAGATTGGGACAGACTAAGAGATAAACACCCTGCACTGGTCAAGAAGTACGAAGACTTTGTGACTAAGAATGAAGATTTGGTCAACAATCCACAGCACTATAACTACGGCAAGATAGAATGTATTGAAGCCATAGAGGAGAGTATGACCCCTGAGTCATTCAAGGGTTATCTCAAGGGCAACACTATGAAGTACTTGTGGAGATACGAGCGTAAAGGGAAAGCAGTAGAGGACTTAAAGAAAGCACAGTGGTATCTGGATAAACTTATATCGGAGTTAGAGTAATGAAAGGGCAGACACACGGAGGCAAGGGGTCAGCCCAAAGACCTACTGATGGTAAGAAGTTCGCAGACAACTGGGACGCTATCTTTAACAAAACAAAACAGAAACCTAAAGACAAAAAAGAAGAGGATAAAAAATAATGCCTACAGATTGGAGTTTTTTAGATGAATACGGAGAGTTAATAACAGGCTGTGAAGTTTGCCACGGCTCGGAACTAGAAGGTTTCGACCCTTATAGTGAAACAGAACACACGGACACAACACCTTGCTCTGCGTGTCTAGAAACAGGAGAAGAATAGAAATGAATGAGTATCAAGAGTTTATACACAAGTCCCGTTACGCTCGGTGGCTACCAGAGGAAGGTAGAAGAGAGACTTGGGCTGAGACAGTACAGCGTTACGTAGACTTCTGGGATAACCGTGGTCAGATAACTAAGGCTGACGGAGAGAAACTGTACAAGGCAATATACAATTTAGATGTAATGCCCAGTATGCGTTGCCTAATGACCGCAGGTGAGGCTTTGGACAAGGACAACGTAGCAGGGTTCAACTGTAGCTACCTGCACATTGACCACCAGAAGTCCTTTGACGAGATGATGTACGTCCTGATGTGCGGTACAGGCGTAGGGTTCAGTGTTGAGCGTCAGTTCATTGAGAAGCTACCCACAGTTGCTGAGTCATTCCACGATACCGACAGTACGATTGTAGTAGCCGACAGCAAGATTGGTTGGGCTAGTTCATTCCGTGAGTTGATTGCTATGTTGTATGCGGGTAAAGTACCCAAGTGGGATATGCACAAGGTACGTCCCGCAGGTGCTAGACTCAAGACCTTTGGTGGTCGTGCGTCAGGCTCACAGCCTCTTGAGGACTTGTTCATATTCTGTGTAGGTATATTCCAAAAGGCTAAGGGTCGTAGGCTCACCAGTATTGAGTGCCATGACATCTGCTGTAAGATTGCTGAGGTTGTTGTAGTC